AGCGTCTGGCTCACGCTCTGCCACATATCGGCCATGCTGTCGGTGAGGTTGCCGAAAGTCACGCTTGCGTCACCTGTGAGCAGGTCGCGTTCAATCTGCGACACGCGCCCGGTTAGGCGCACGCCGGCTTCGCTGAAGCCCTTATCAATGATTGCCACCTTGTCGCCGATGCCCACACCTTCCCAGCTTCGCCCGAAAGCGTACAGATCAACAACGCTTGCCGTGTAGCTGACTTTAGGTTGCGAAACCTCGGCAAGGTATGCTT